CAACCCATTTTAGAATGTAGAGATTCATCTCTTACAGACCATTTCATTTGTTGTCCGATACCTTTTAGTAGATTTCTCATTTGGAATGAGTAGAGTACTGCAAATGAAGAGTATAGAGATACTCCTTCAGCGAATGCAGAAAATATTGCTAAACTTCTACCAACTTCTTGTCTTGCTTTTGGATTTGTTGCCAAATCTTCATGTTTCCATTCAGCGGTAGTTGAAGTTAGGAGTTCAAACTTCTCAGCAACTGCAGGTTCGTGCAGAAATGCTGAGAAGTCATCTAATCCTAAAGTTTCATTTAGATATGAATATGCAGTAGCATGGATTGTTTCTTGTGAACCGAACATCATAGCCATCTGTTTGATTTCATGTTTCGGAAACCAATCAGTAACCATGTTAGTCCAATAATCAGAAACTGCACATTCAGTTTGAGCAAAACCAAGTAGAATATTCCCCACTAGATTTTTCTCAGCAGGTGTTAATCTTTCATTCCAATCTTTAACATCACCCTGCATTGGGATTTCTGTGTGTAACCAAAATGCCTGTGCTTGCTTTAACCAGCCTTCTGTATAGTAAATTGGATATTCGAATGGTTTGAAAGGAATTCTTTCTTGGAATAGTTTGCTCATAGTAACTTAATTATTTTGATTCTTCTACTGAAGCTTTTCTGTAATCTGTTACTAGCTTTTTGATTTCACCTATTGCTTTTCTTGCTCTTGATTTAGATGCTTTAGTGGTTCCGTTGTGTTCTACTTCAAATTGAGTATATAACTCTTTAATTGATTCGAATAATTCTTGTGAATTTGCCATAAAATTTATTTCCTTTATTTATTAATTTAATCTACCACTTAGTATGGTAGGTGTTTATAATTATCATATATATTAAAAAACGAAATACAAATCTGATAATTTTTTTTTAATTTTTTATTTTGTTATACTAACTTAATTTCTTTTCATGGGTGTAATAATTTTTTGATATACTTACCCCATGTTTTCTACATACTTCTTATGTAAAAGTTTCTTGGTTTCCAACTGCCCACTTGCTGCTTCTTTCTGTGCAATCACCCCATCTGGTGATGTTCCATCATACACTTCAATGTAACCTGTATTAGTATCCATCTTACAAGGAAATGTGATTCCATCTTGTCCAAATCTGTTTTTCATAACATGAGCTCTTGCAGTATTATTCAATTTATCTTTTGATTTTCTACTCCAACTCATAATGAAATCTGCATTCATTACTTTTGCATATGAATCTGCAATCTTATCTGCTTCGATAACTTCAGAATCTATTGCTGAACGATTGGTTTGGGATGCAGTCCAAATTGGAATTTCCAATTCACCACCCATACCACGCAAATCGATATAAACTCCTCCTTGTTCTTGATAAGTAGAGTCAACAGACTTACTAGAATTGGAGAGAAGTAAATCAGCATAATCTACAATGATAAGGTCGGGCTTGTTACCAAGTGTAGTCATCTTTTCAATGTGTTGTTGTAACTTTTTTACATTAACACCCTTTGGTGGAAAGTACTTAATAAGTAATTTTCCTTTAAGATTAGTGATTTTACCTTTTACTTCTTCTTGTTTATCTCTTAAATCTGCTGATGGTATCTGAGTAAATACAGTATCATATCTTGCACCAACATAGTGTTCCGATAATTCCATACTATAATGTACTACACTCAAACCATTTCGTACAGCCTCTGCACCAAGTGCAGTAAGTATCCAAGTTTTTCCAACACCCGAAGGTGCTACTACTACTCCTAATTCACCTGGTCCTAATCCACCATCCATTAAATCATTGATAGGTTCCCATCGAGTTGGAACAGTTGAACGTTTTAAATCTTCCATACGTTCATCATAATCTAAAACATAATCCATACCCAAGTTAGTTTCGTTACCAACTTTCATTGCAGCATCTACCAAATCTTTGATTCTATCATAAGAACCAGCTTGTAGTAAATCAACTGAACGTAGGATTACTCCTTTAAGATTTTGATTTATACAGAAATCCCTAAACTCATTCTTTATATAATCTAAATCTACATTACCAATTTGTGTATGAACGTGCTTCAGTTGGTCAACAACTGTTTTCTTTAGAATATCATTATCAACTTTTGATAATTCTGATTTGAATACATCAAGTGTAGGCGGTTTTCTGTACTCGTTATGATACTCAAGTATCTCAGATATAATCCACTTGTTAGCATCGTTCTCAAAGAACTTAGGAGTGGTTATTTCACCGATTGTATCGAGGAACTTGTTATCAGTAAGAAGTGCAGATACTACTTTTGATTGAAATGATTGCCCGTATTTCGATAAGGTATCTACTTTTTGTTCTTGCATTGACTCTTTTTAAAACTTATGTAAAGATACGAAATTTATTTGAATAATACAAATAATTTCAAACTTTAATTTATAATGCTACTATTTGGATAATACAACTCATAAAAGTTATTTCTTTATCCACTACTAATGCATCTTTGTGTTGAGATTCTGATAATATTAAGATTATGTTTGAAGTATTTGAACCTCCATATTCATCTACCTTTTCATATAGATAGGAATATAGTTCAGTAAAATCTTGTATTCTTGAATCTGCAACTGCTTGTCTGATATTCTTCCATTTATTTGGTTTAGAATCACTTCCCTTAAGAATATCTAAAACTTTTATTTTAATATCAGCATCCATTATAGAACTTGTATCAACTTTTAATTCTCCTTTGTTAGAATTTAGTTGACAAGTATTGATAATCTTTCTAATATCAGGATATGAACTATCAATAATAGGTACAAGATTAGTAGGCTGGAATTTTATATTTTCTTTACCTAAAATCTGTGAGATTTGTACTGCAACATCTTTTTTAGTTGGTGGTACAATCTGAAACTCTTGTGTTCTACTTCTAATAGGTGAGATTACTTTCTCAACGTAATTACAAGTTAGGATAAACCTACAATGTTGTGAGAATGTTTCCATTAGATTTCTCAAGATTGCTTGTGCATTTGGAGTCATGTAATCAAACTCATCGAGTATTACAATCTTCCATTTCTTGAATCCCATTGATGAAGCAAAGTTTTTAACCTTGTTTCTAACTGTATCTACATTATTTTCATCAGATGCATTTATGATGATATGGTCACACTCAATTGAATTAACAATAAGTTTTGCTAAGGTTGTTTTTCCAGTACCCGCTTTACCAAAGAATAAAAGATGAGGAACATCGCTAGTTTCTAAATAACCTGAAACTTTTTCTTTTAAATGTTCATTTCCAACGTACTCTGATAATTTACGAGGTCTATACTTCTCTACCCATAAACTATTGTTTACATTTTCCTCATGTGTATCTTCGAAAAATGCCATACTAAAATGTTGAATTTTTAACTTCTTTACAAAAATCAGTTAATTTTTCTAACTTTTCTATCAAAGATTCTTTTTTATTTCTATCAATTTGACCGGAGTTCATTTCTCCTATGATATCTTGTAATGAAGATGCTACTATTAGTAAACCATCTTCTTTTGAGTTTAAGTAATTATCGGATACTCTAAACTTGTTTGCTATTTCTGTTAAATTCATAATTATCTACCTACTTCTTTTAAATATTTGTTTTTACATTCTTCCCAACTCATACCAATAGCATCTATGTAATATAAATGGTCTGGTTTAAGTTTATTATTATCATGTAATTTACTATATCTTTTAATTGCTTGTCTTTTCCACCAATTATTGATATAATCAATTCCATCTTCGAATTTCTTTTTTATTTTTAATTCAGATTCTTCAATTTCAGAACGAAGAAATTCGGGTCCGTTCTCATACATCATAGCGAGATATACACCTCGTTTAAATCCATGATGATATTGTGATTGTTTTATACCACACTCTTTAAATATCTGTCCAAGAATCTTTTGTTTAATTCCACTAACAGGTCCACTAGCACCTTTGCCAGTTCCCATGGATTTACCATTTCTGATTCTTTCATTAGTAATTGCTTTAGCATACCACTCAGCTCTATTTTCCTTTAACCATTGGTGCCAAGGGTCATAGAACTTATCATCAGGTTTTAAGGAAATCTTTCCTGCTGATTCACCTAATGTTTTGAAATGAGGAATACCATTATATTGAGAATGGATACCATAAAGAGAAGTTGTACCAACCCCTATTAGAGTTTGCCCATACTTTTCTTTCCAATAGTTTCTAACTTCAGGTAATGTAGTCATCATTGCTGTTAACTTACCTCCTAAGAAATTAAATCCTAATGGTTGTGTACATACAATTGTAGATGCTATTGTGGTATGATTTAGTTTACCTTCTTTAAACTTGTTTTCTTTATTCCAACCAATGTAATTATCTCTTACACCCATTGAAGTAACATCAGAAGCTAATGAAACCAAACCTAATAGTTTACCACTTGTTTTATCCTTTATGATTAACTTAACATTTCTACCAGGATTTGCAGTCCAACTCATAGTGTGAATCATCTTTCTAAGATAAGTCCATCGTGTAGAATCAGTAGTACCTGCTTCTACAATCTCAACAATAGGTTCTAACAATTGAATTTCTTTTATTGTTAGTTCCTTATTATTAATATCAGTTGGTTTCCATTGCATATCATATAAAGCTGCAATTGTAGATTTATCACGAATCATGGAATCTTCTTGCAGCTCAACCCATTTCTTATATAATGTCTGTTCTTCAACAGTCATTGTCATAAGGTAATCCATATTCTCGATAAGTTTTCGTTTCTCATCTTCAAATATAAATTCTGGCTTGGCTGGTTCTGTTTCCCAAAAACTCATCTGCATTATTTTATCTCAACTAAGTAATAGTTAGAAGTATAGTCACCATCTGTAAATGATAGATGTGCTAATCCATCCGATGAAATCTGTAATGATGATGTATTAGAACCTTTGTTAGCAACTAAGATTGCTTTCAAATATTTAGCTGAAAACTGAATTGGTTCGATATCACCTTCACAAGTACAATCAACTGATAATGAAATTCTATTAGAATTAATTGAGGAATAACCTAAAATGATTTCTCCTTTATTATCTTTACAAGTGAATGTAAATGTATCAGCATCTGCTAATGCTCCTTTAGATTTTATGAATTTATTTACAAACTCATCATTTAAAGTTACCGTTGCGTTGAATTTAGGAAGAGCTTTTAAATCAGGTACCGCTGGGATAACTGAAGGTGCTGCTAACATATAATTCATTTTAGTTCCCTTATCAGAGAACTTAAGTGCTCCGGTTGCTTCTTCAATATCTATTGAACTATCTAATACACTTAACAATCCCTTCAATTGAGTTGTTGTGTAGATACCAAACTCACCATCAGGAAATTCAGCATCTGAAACAGATACATCTCCTAAAAGAGTTTTATCATCAGAAATCATTCTAACTGAAAGGTTAGAAGTATCTGATTTTACCATTACTGATTCAACCTCACCACCGAGGTTATAGCGGTTAATGAAACCATCTAATTTTTGTTTTTCCATAATTATTTACTTTTTACGTTTTTAATATTATACAAATATACGAATTATTATTTAAATATCCAAATTAAAATGAGAAAAATTTCTCAGCGGTTTTGGTGTCGGATATTACATCACCCCAACCTATTGCATCATAAAAGTCTTGTAACTTTCCTTTTAATTCCCTTTCGAAAATCTTTTTGTGGTCAATATAAGTGTTTATAAATTCTTCTATTTCAGGTGGGTCTGAATAACCTGTGAAGGCTAATCCACCCAATCCAAGTGGATTATTTTTTAAATAAACCCACTTTACTTTATCTCCATTTTTCATTGGTTCATATTTGAAAGGAGTTTTGAAATACTTCAAACAATCATTGTATGCGATTGCTGCCTTAACATGAGCAGGAGTTCCTTTCATTACTTCAAACAGATTTCTTTTCTTACCCATATATTTGGAAAGATTTTTAACTGCTGAGTTCTTTGCTATATCTTTATGTGGTAACTTAGCCATCTTATCTTTAAAATCTACCACAAAATCAGTAATCTCAGTTTCAGATTTACCTCTTAGAATATCAATAAGAACAGTACCCATAGTATCTTGAAATGCTTTTGGGAATGATGAACGTTTTACATCCAATCCTTTTACATCTAACTTATCACAAGGTACACCATTATCTGATATAATCCATTGTGCATATCTTTTCTTTGCTACCCACAATCCTGCTTTTGCAACATACTCCTTCTTAATCTCTAATCTATGTTTATCAGCATCTACATTTAAAATCTTAGTAGAAAGTATATCGTAGAAACCATTAAGGTAATCTTGCATCTCTTCTGCAATCACATTTACATAACCTGCTATTGTATCTTGTTCTTCATCTTTCCAATTAGGATATCGTTTATCCATTAAAGGAACTGCTGAGAAAAATACAGAATCAGTATCGATGTATATATTAGAGTCAGCATCAGGAGTATCAAGCTCCTTGTTGTACTTGATGTTAGCCATATCCGCAGTTGATTTAATAACTGTCTGTCCTGTTGTGGTAACAGCAGTAGCATTATCAACATCATAGAACCTAAAGGCAGGAAGGCCAAGCACACCATATAAAGAGTTAAGTAAAATTTTCTGAACCAACTGACGTTTGTGAAAGAAGGCATATTTTTCTTTGTTTCCTGCATTTCCATGTTTTTTCATTTCATCTTTATACTCAACTCGTTTTGTAAACCACAAGTCAAGGATACCAGGTATACAACCTACCGTATCTGTTCTATAAAGTACACCATTAGATGCAACTGAGAATTTAGATTGTTCTAAATATTTCTTTAAGTTTTCTTTTGATATCGAATCTTCTCCGATATAATAAGTATCAACTTCTCCTTTTACGAACTTTTGAGCATCCCAATCTTGAATCTTACCAATCTTTGATTCTGGTGAGATGTTTAGGGTCATAATAATTGATGGATATAGAGATGTTAAATCTAAATCATATATCCAATCATACTTACCAACAATTGGAGCTTTTACATATGCCCCAATAAACTTTTCTTCGTTATTATCACGAAGTGCTTGCATTCTCTCTTGTCTATCAGCAGGTTTGTTAGGTGCAACTAATCCCTTTCTTCTTAGATAAGTTAACATTGCTCCTTCAAGATACTTTGATGAGTAAACAAAATCTTCATATGGTACATGACCTGCATGAGTAATACCCCTACATAAATCAATATATTGTAGTTTCTTATCCATATCAACTACCAACTCAACATCAACTAAGTTATATTCAATAAACTTATCAATATCATCTCTGAATAATTGGTCTAAATTTCCATCATATTCAATCTTACCTCTACCCAATTCTAATTGAGCAATGGTATCTAATCGGTAATTGGGATATTCTGTATATGTAAAGTTTTTAAATAGTGCTATGTAATCTAAATAAGATACACCTGCCATAAAGTATCTTTTACGATAAGGTGACCAGAAACATTGTCCTATTGGTGATAATCTATTTGCTTGCCTTTCACCTAATAATCTTTTGATTCTGTTGTATAACATTGGTGTATCAAAGAAATCAATATTCCAACCAGTAACGATTGATGGGTTAATCATTTCATATAATTCCAAATACTTCATCAACATATCTCGTTCATCTTGAAATGGAAGAACGATTGCTTTATCAGTAGTTTTTTCTTTCATATCACCTTCCTTATCAACCACCAATACCCAATATTGGTTAGTGGCAGAATCATGAAGTGCAATAGAAGTTAATTCATTCTTAGCTTCTTCTGGATTAGGCAATCCACTTAACATCTCACACTCAATATCATATGTGAGTATTACATGACCTGTTGATGATTCATCCGAATCTGAATATAAATCTACTAATGCTCTTGTAGTTTCAGGTACATCTGATTCAAATAATTCAGGATCATCTTTGGAAAATTTGTAAATCTTTGTTAACTTATCTCCATAGATAGAACGAGCTTCTCCATTAGTTGCCTTTTCATATGCATATCGTGTGTAAGGGAACGAACTATATCCTCTTTTATCATCCCAAAGATGGATTAAGTTTTTTTCTCGTTGGTAATAAATGTTTTGGTACAAATTATTTAAGTTTTTGATTTAATTTAACAATCATTTTAGCTTCATTATCTGATAATTCTTTAGCTCTTTCAATACTTCTAAATTCTTGTGCGAATCTAAATATATCATCATCTAACATTTTATCTAAGTAATCAAAGAATTCTGTTTTCATTTTAAAGAACATACCATTTGGGTCAATTTCTTTATAACAATCCGATTCTTGCCATATCATTGGAGTACCATTCATCATACAATCAGTACCACTAACACTCCAACCATAATTGGTTTGCCTCATCTGTACACCAACTTTACATTGTTGTAACCTCTGATAATATTCATGTTTAGGTGATTTGGAGTTATCAATCCAAGTTTCAGGCGATTTACCAGTTAATTGTGGAACCCAAACAGTAAAATCATCTCTTCTCTTTCTGTATTCTCTCATCAATTCTATAAATCGAGGGTAACCTTTGTATGCAGCTGCCCTATGATTGAATACAATTATATTTCGTTTTTCAGATGATGGTTTATCAACTATTAATTTATTAGGTAATCCTAAATTCCAAACAGTAAGAATATCATCTAACTTTTTTACGAAATTATCATTGAATATATCTTTAGCTTGTTCTAATATTCTACTCTTCTGGTCTTGTGTATTAACATAACAAGTATCCATCTGAGATACACCTAATAATTCTATTGGTAACCATAACCACTTAGCTTTACCTGGTCTTCTATCAACACCATTAGCTGTTTTAGATTCCCACCAATGACAATAACCTATAATTTTGGTATCGATATTATTTTTATATCTACCAACTTGAGGCCAATCAGGTAAATGAGAATATATAACATCATATTCAACATCTTTCATTAACTTAATAAAATCAGGTGGAAATGCTCTTTGATTCATCATATCACCTGAAAATGGAAGGATGTGTTGTTTTACATTTTCTAAGTTTAGTTTCTTAACGGGTTTTGGTAAGATTACATTCCAAAAGAAATCACCAACATTATCTAATGCAATAATGTGGTTGTATAATACATCTACAAATGAATCCTTTTCGATGTTAGAAGCATTGGTGATATTAGGTATCACCAATACTTTTCTAGCATCTTTGTAATCAACTTTTACATTCCAAAAACTCATTAAGCTACTAATTGTTTTTGTTTAAACGATTCACACCATTTAGAAAAATCTTCACTACTCATAGTTGATTTTTTTCTGTTAACTTCATGTGTGGTAACTATTAGATTATGGTATTCAGTAACACCACCTGCCTTAATTCCTTTACTTCTTGGAATTTTGTGGTCTCCAACCAAAACTTTAATCTTATCCTTCAATGATACTCCAGTAAAAGGACAAATCCAATCTTGTTCTTTAGCCTTTCTCATAATATCATCCTTCTTAAATGATTTTCTTGGGTCTAATTCTACAACACCCCATTGTTCAAGTTCATCAACTTTATCTAAAACTTTAACAATGGTTTCAAGTGCGTTTTTATTTTTACCATTAAATGAGGCAGATATTGGTCCCATTTGTTTTCCATTATACTGAGTTTCATTCATATATAGTTTGTTAGTCTCACAATTCCAATCATCATAAATTTGTAAAAACTTTTCTACATAAACAGATTCAATCATATTTTCATATTGTTGAAACATTTCGTAACCATAGTGAGTTAGAATCAAACTAAACATAGATGTTAGCTTATTTCTTCTATCATTCGGAAATATTTTTATGACCTTAGATGAAAAATCAATCAATGGTTTTATTTCTTTTTGATATTCACTTTTCCATTTTGTTTCATTTGAAAAAATACCATTTTCTTGCTCATCTTTAACCCATTGTGTATGTTTAGGTTGAGATATACCATTTTTCCAACCATTGTAATACATAAAAATTAACTGAGAAACCCATTCGTCTACTTCCATTCTTCCAGATAAATTTATCTTTGGCATGTATGTCAAAAATTCTTTTTTAGAATCTGATTTAGACCTGTGAAGGAAGTGTGTAGATTTGTGTGAAGATTCGTAGGGTCTTGCTAATTCTCTAACATAAGATGAAAAGTGCCCTCTAACAGCGTTTCTAATTTCTTGTGCTTTCATATCGTTAACATTATTTAAAACATTAACAAATAAATCAGCAGTTTCATCATCAGATATATTATCATACCAAAAGCAATTGATTTGATAATCCATAAGTAATGAATGTATAGCTGAGTATTTAACTCTCAATTCTTCAAAAGATTTACCACTTATATCAACACCATTTACTGGTGGTATGTTTCCAACAACAAACTCACCATTTACAAAATCTATTGGAGAGGATGCTCTTTGCCTTCCATCAATATTTTCAATTTCAATATGAGTTACACCATTTGTTTCGTGTCTAACGATTCTTAAATGTAGAGGTGGAATTTTTTTGAATCCGTTTGAGAAAATAGTTTCCATAATGGCTTGCTTCCATTCAGTAGATGCAACTTTTTCTCTTTGATATTCTCTAGCCCCATGATTAAAAGATACTCCAGTTTGGGGTTGGGAAAGAAAATCAATTGATACTTTACCATCAAAAGAAATCGATTCATTGGTTTTGATAGTATTAACATAACTTAGAATTTCACTTGAAGTTACTGTTGGTTGTTGTGTTCTTATTTCATCTAAAGTTTTTAGATAAAATTCTTCGTAATGTGTAGGTTGGCTACTATTGTTCACCAAATCTACGTTTTTATTATTTGTCATAATTTTAAATTTTGAATGTATCTTAGTTTACAAATTGTAAACTCCGTACATTCTCGTTAAATTAATTTTAGACCATTTAAAGAGGTTATCTATCTCTTTTACTTTGTAAAGATACGAAATCTTTTTTAATTATCAAAATTTTTTTACCAAAAATTTACTTTATTTTCTGCTTCGATAGTTTTATAGTGTTCTATCTTTGGTAAATAATCTTCTAAGTTCTTTGGATAAGGATAAACTTTGTGTTTCAATTTTGATTTCAACTTCTTAGTTTCTCCTTTAGTTTGACCTAATATCTGAATGTATCTATTCTTAGGTGCTTCTTTCTTTCTCCAAAATTCTTTATAACCATCTTTACCAACTGCCTCTTTTAGTTTTTCAATATTATGTGAACCCCATTTGGAAAATACAGTTCTTGAATGTATCCACTTATAAGGGTCTTTAGTTAATGATATACCAAAGTTTGGCATCAGTTGTATTTGTGATGTATCTTGGAATAACCAATTCGTTGCTTGGTAGATTCCTCCAAGATGTCCTTGTTCTGAATCAGAATAAGAAATCAACATCTTTATATTAGGTGCATTTTCTTTTAACCACTTAAACGATTGCCCCATTGAGTATGATTCTACATTAGAACCGTAACCATCATGTATAAAGAGACGTGTGAGTTCTAAACACTCATCTTTACCCAATCCATCAACTACTGAGGTTACTGCTGACCTACCTACGGGATAACCATAAATAAGACACCCTATGAGTTGTTCTGTGTTACCCAACACATCTTTGGTATCGGATTCATAGAATACACCAAGAGCATATCTACACATTGAAAATGCGTGTGTATAATGATACTTTACAATCATATCTTTACCAGCTGCTTTACTGATTTCTCTGATTGTAATTTTGGATGTATCTACATAATGTTTACCTTCCTCTTTCATAAACTACCACTCCAAAATTCATTTAGATGTTGCCAAGTTTTATTTTTAACAATCTTAACTACGTTGGCAGGTGATACTTTATTATTACGAGCTATAACTCTTATGTTACGATGTCCCATTCTCCAAAGTTTTCTGATATCTAAAACTTGTTCATCAGTTAACTTTGCCGATGGATGTGTTTGTCCTCTTCGTATTGGCATTAATCTGTAATTAAATTTCCAAAGGTTGTTTTTAACCAATCATTGATATCACCAAATGCACCAGTTACTTTATATTTTAAAATAACTTTCATAAAATCCATTTTGTTTAATGGAGTTATAGGTTCATTAAATCTATCTAAGGTATTCATTTTAATAGTACCACTAATATCAACATCATCTAATTGCATCAATTCTCTATTAAGTAAAATTTGATTTTTAGATTCTATGATATCTTTGTATATTTTAATCTTTCCTTTAGTTTCATCTATCTTTTCTTCAGCCAACCTTAGTAAATCATCAACTTCTAATTTTACATCTTCTGTAATTTCAGGAAATCTCTTTACTACTGTTTTTATACCACATCCATATACACCAGGAATATTATCTGATTTATCACCATCCAATACTCTGTATAATAAAAGATTCTTTGATTCTATACCAAATTCTTCTTTTACCATAGATTTGTTGTACATTTTCTTTTTGGTAGGTGACCAAACAATGGTTGTATCATCAACTAATTGAAGGAAATCTTTATCAGTTGACATAATCACTGCTTGTTCATCTTCTTTTAAAAGTGTAGTAGAGATATAAGCCATGATATCATCGGCTTCAACACCATCATATATCATAGTTGTAAGAGGAAGTTTATCTAACATTTCGTTTAACCAAACGAACTGTCTTTTCATAGATTCTCTTTCATCCTCATCGTTCATCATATCAGCGTATGCTCGATTTACTCTAAGTTTGTTCTTATCTCGTTGTGCTTTATATCCACTAAATTTCTTTTTACGAGAAGTAGAACCACCCTTTCCATCAAATACAACAACAACACGAGTCGGTTGAGTTTGTCTGATTGCATACCCTATTGATTTAAGTACACCTGTTACTCCTGCAACATGGTCTCCATTATCATTCATAGTTGGTATTGATGACCAACATCTGATAAAGGTATTTAACCCATCGATAATAAGTACACGAGAATTCTTGTGTTTATCGATATTTTGGGTTCTATCAGTTTCAACTGACTCTAAAATGTTCTTGTATAATTGCTTCATGTAAGAAGTTCTTTGCTTGGTTCTTGGTTTTCATAATATTCTAATGCTTCTAATCTATCTAATGCGCCAGATAGAAGTTCTAATGCTTCTTCGGCGTTTTTATAGAAATCTTCAGTAGAATGGTCACCAATACCAACAGCCTTCTTATCTAATAAGTCGAGAGATAATAGTGCCTTAGCTTTATCAGCTTCGGCACTTTTTCTCAACATAGTAATTAATTTACTCATGTTATTCTGGTATTAAATTAGGGTCATGTACTACTGAATCAATATCCTTGGTATTGGTATCTGATTTATATTGTAAGATTTGTACTTCACATATCTTTTTATAAATCTGTTCTCTAATTTCTTCTCTTTCTTCCATAATATCTATGAAATCTTTAGATTGAAATTTAAGTTCTTCACCAGTATCAGTATCAATATAAGTGTACCATGCACCCGCTTGTTTTACTAATTTATTATCTTTCATTACCTTTAACCACGAACCGTAGTTATCGATACCTCTATCGAAGTAGATTTCAAAGTCAGTTGAACGTAATGGAGGACCCATTCTATTCTTAACTACTTGACATCTTACTTTCATACCAACAATCTTATCATTACCACCAATCTTCATTTTGATTTGACCAGCACCCTTCAATCTCAATCTTACAGAGGCATGGAAAGCAAGAGCTTTACCACCCGAAGTAGTCCATGGGTCACCGAACGGCATAGCGTTCATCTTTTGTCTTAATTGGTTTGTGTAAACTAATAGAATTTTCTGTCTACCAATCATGTTGGTTATTTTCCTCATCGCTTTCGAGATGATGATTGCTTTATCAGTAGCGTAACCATCTTTACCATAATCAGATGCAAGTTCAGCGGATGTTGATGCTGCTGCAACTGAATCTGTTACGATAGTTACTAATCTATCTTTTGAAGTTTCTCGAACCTTTTCAATAATTGTTTCAGTCATATCAAAGATTTGTTCAACTGAATCTGCTGATACATAAAGAAGTTTAGAAACATCCACACCGATAGCTTCTAAAAATTCTCTACTTACTGCAGTTTCAGTATCAATCAATACTGCAACACCACCTTGCTTTTGTGTTTCTGCAAGGAGGTGAGCTGATACCAATGATTTACCTGATTGTTCGAGACCTGTTATTTCAACGATTCTACCAACTGGCAATCCACCATAAGGGCGGTTAGAAATTGCTACATCTAACATAGCACATCCAGTCGATACCCATCCATCTACATTTGTAGGTGCACTGTCATCATCGAGGAAGAATGCAACTTTGTTATCTTTAGCTTGTTTGTTAAGTTCACCCGCCAGAATATCTGCCAAGTCTACTTCTTGTTTCTTTTTTGCCATTTAATTTGGTTTAGTTGTTGAATAAGTCATCAAATGCTGCTGCTACATCATCGGTTTTCTTTTCTGATGTTGTAGGAGCCGCTGCTACTGGAGCAGGTGTTTTAGCCTCTGCTTGTGCAGCTGGTTTAGATGGAGTAGATAAAACCTCTTGAGATGCTGAACTTTGTTCACCTTCTGCTGTTGGGTTTAACCATCCTTCTAATACTGATTTTAATTCATCATAAGATAATTCAGAATATAAATCTGTAATTTCAGTTTGATTTTCTAAGAAAGAAGTTGCATTTTTAGCATCTTCTGAAACTGCTGTTTCACTTGGTTTTACTCTAATAGTAGTAGTTGGATAAGTAGTTCCAGCTTCTTCTGCTGATTTATACTCAATTGTTAAATCTCTACCACTTGTTGGGTCAGTAATATCACCATAATCTGGATCAGCAATGTATCCAAGAATTTCTTGATATACAGTTTTACCAAATCCCCAAAATCTTACTCCTTCACCTTCTTCACCTCTTACAACAACAGGTACGAAAGTTCTCAACTTAGGCTCCATAGCCTTTGCTGCTTTCCAATCTTCTTTATCTCCCATTCTTTTTAGTTTATCCGCAAACTCTACAATAGGGTCTGGTCTACCAAATGATTGTGGTGATAAATAAGTTTTGTTGTTAATGTTGTAGTGAAAATACAATTCAATGAAAGGATTATCTTGATTGAATTTGTAAGGAACGATTCTTACTTGATGTTTTCCTGGAGTTGGTTTCCAAAGTGCATCTGATTTACGTTGTGTGTTTTGTAGTTTGTTCAGTCTACCTCTGATTGCGTTAATGTCTAAAGCCATGATTTTTACCTTTTAGTGTTAATTATTAATTGTTTTATCGGTGTGTGTTTTATACATATAAATATACGAAAATCGAAAAAACCACCGAAAAATCTTTCCAAAGTTCGTATTAATTTTTATTATTTTGCCCACTTACCGTTACTAACGATTTGAGCTATGATTCCATAAACTGATAGGTCTTGGTATGAATCTTCGATTGCCTCTCCAACCTCATCTTTCTTACCTTGTACTACCATTTGTTTTAATCTCTGAATCTTATCATTCATTCTAAACCAAAGACCTGTAAGTGCTATATTTTTATCAGCTCTACTCTTTAAATCAGAGCCAACTGATATATTATCTGGTCCGTAGTTAGCTTGTTTCTTACAGAAAAGTTCATATTGAGTAAACATAATTCTTTTAAACTCATCAGTCATTTCAGGCCATTCTTTTTCCATCTGTTCTACGATATCTGAATTATCGTACTTAATAACAGAGTACTCTACCTCATCAGGTGCTTTAAAGTTTAATCTATGTTCTCTTGTTTTTTGTTTTTTAACTACCGAAGTTTTGGTAGATTTAATAGGTGCTTTTTTTGCCATATGTAACTTATTTAAATTTTATTTATACAAATATACGAATATTATTTTTAATATCCAAATTATTTTTAATATTTTTTAATCTTGATACCAAAATTCATCGATTGAAATCGTTTCCAATCGTTTCCATTCAGCTCTAAGTTCTTCAACAGTCCATTCAAAGTAGTTTACACTCCTATCTCTGTAACCGTTTACCTCTTTGTGTAAATCACTTATACACATTAAAAATTGTTCCTTAGTCCAAGTATCAATTGTTGTTCCTTCCATTATATAAACATTTTGTAGTTAGATTCTTCTTTTGTTGCTGCAATCTCATATGGGTGATTATCGTATCTGAATCCCATGTTGTAGTATCTTGTCATCCAAGATGGAGATTGTAAGTAATGTTGGTATTCGTGAACTAAAGTTTCCACGATATGTTTTTTAGATTTCATCTTTGGATAGTATAGAACTATTGAGTTATCAATTCTATCAAATTCAGCATCTGGTGATTCTTCTCCCATTTCACCATCATCTTCTTCACCACTTAATCTACCATAAATTGAAGTTTCATATTCGATATAAGGAGTTACTTCTGGAAAGTGTTTTGAGTAACCATAGTAATTTTCAAGTTTTGGGAAAACTTCCTCAACTATTTTTTGTATATCTTTTAACTTCATATTAGTTATTTAGCCATAGGTTATATATGTAATCATAAGAAGTTTCAAGTTCTTCAGATAACCTAGTGAATAATCTTTCTCTAATTAGGGAATCACCTACACCAAAGTAATCATAAACATCACCTTTATTGAATAGTGTATTTAATAAGCCAGAGAAAGTTGAGGTTTCTTTAAGTTCAGCTCCCAACTCATCAGTTGGATAGTTTTCTAAATAAAATTCTTTAATAGTCATTTTTTAAGTTTTAATCATTTACATAGTAAATATACGAAAAAAAAATGAGAAATCCTAATAAAAAGTGAATTATTTTTTGTTAAATTCTATTACCTCGAAGATTCGTGTAGAAATTTTCTTTGTGCCTTCTACATTGGTAACAATGATTGAGTTTTTAAATTTATCCCAATCGATAGTAAATGATTTATCTAATACACCACCATTCTCTTCTTTTACCAATTCGTTTAGAGCGTTTATGGTATAAAGAGTATTTGATTGCTTCTTTCTATGTACCAAAATAGTATCCCCTAAAGGTTTATCTGGTTTAATTGAAGTATCAATATTATATGTAACAAAAAGCTCTTCCAAATTACCCTTATTCTGAAGAACATAAATATAGTTATAAACTATATGATAAGTTTCTCTAATAAGTTGAAGGGTTTTTTGAAGTTCCTCTTTAGTCGTGAATGTACAGAGTAACTGTGTTTGCATTAATCTTCCTATCTATTTGTATTCCTATATAAATATAAAATCATTTTAGGAAAGATTCAGTAATGTACATAAAAGTAATGTACCCTCAATTAACGTTTCTATTTGGAGTTAGATGAGTAAACTTTTTGAGTTGCATCTTTTAATGTAGCCGCAAATCGTTTATCTAATTTCATTTCAAATTTAATTTGACCACCATATCCTACACCATCTTCTCGTACACTAACCTCTGCAATTGGAATTACATCACTACCTACTTCAGCTTGATATCCTAAGAATGGTGGTGGGCCTGGCTCAGATGTTAGTTTTTCTTTTATATCATCATATTTAGATGTTCCAAATATTTCTATCATTGTATCTTTATCTAAAGACATATCACCAATTGCCATAGTCTCTTCACCTTCAGATACTGCTTTTAATGGAAACTCTTCCCGTATAGATGTCATCATTCCTTCTTTCATTTTAGGATTTTCAGAAAGTGATTTTATAGATGCTTCTATAAATTTAGTTTGCTTTTCCGATGCATCTCTTAAATATTGTTGAGCTACGGTGTTGCCACCCTCATTAGGACCTTTATCATTTCTCTTACCCCAACTTGGCCAATCAGCAATAGATTTTATAGATGCCATAACAACAGATGAACTTTTTCTGTAATCACCCTTTCCATTTTGTAAGTTATCTAAAGCTTCATTAAAATCTAACCCTTTGGATTTAAATACCTTTTCTAATTCTTTAGCTTTTTCAGGATTATCACTTAATAAGGATTCTATATCAGATTTTATACTCTCACCGGTGGCTGCTATACTTTCTCTTTGATTTTCTTTATAAACACTTTGGTTTATCTCATCTGGCAAATCATCACCTAACCAATCTTTAAATTGACCAGCTCCTGAGTTTAAGAAGTTTACATCTTTAGATTTTTTAAGTGAAATTTCATCTAAAACTTCCTCACCATTTGGTTTTTTAACTCTAAGATACATATCGGTTGAAAATCCTTTATTTTCTTTGTAATTTTCAATTCCCATAGCTTCAGCCTCATCTTTAGCATCCCATGAACTAGCTACAATAGTAGTTCCGTTACCATATTGTTTTTCTAATCTATCAATAATTGCTTTTCTACTTTGTGTAGCGGCTTTTACCCAACTCTTATCTATAATACGAGAACCTGGATTATCAACAAATTTTCCTTTTGGGTTTTTCTTTTTAAATGTAGTTGGGTGGTTTTCTAATAATTCCTTCTCATGTTTAAGTAATGCTTCAGAAAATTCATTCCACTCATCATCACTCATTGTAGAACCCATCATAGTCATCAATTCTCCAGCTTGTGCTGATATCTTACCAGCCCCTCCTTCAATATCAGAGAAATGGGTCCATTTTGCAGTTTCTGTGGTTATTCTTGAATTTACCATTCGTTCAAGTACCTTAACATATCTTTTTGGAAATTTTGGATTTTTAATAAATCCATCTAACTTTAAAGATTCAGGTGGAGTTGGATTAGCACTTTTTTCATTTCTTTTATTAAAATCATCATCAGTTGGTTCCAAATCCATTTGATAATTTTCCGATTCAAGTGGGTTTGTATCTACTAATGTTTTATTTTTAGAACCTGTATATCCATTACCCTTCGTAGAATCACTTGATTGTTCATCAGATGAATCATTTTGTTTAGCTACCCTATCTGCTCTCTCTTTTTCTTTCTTAGCGTAATCAGAGTTAGCTTTTACATCTTTACCAAGTTCTTTTTCTTCTTTTTCCTCACCACCCGTTTCATCTTCTTTTGGTATATATTTACCACTTGGTGTTTTTGTAAACTTTTCAAAATCACCTTTAGGATTTGCTTTCCACTTATCGTAATCTTGTGCTTTTACATATCCACTACCACCAGTATTCTTATACTTTTCATCTTCAGCTGTTTTTTCATCATCTTCATTAGTTAAAAATTCAAAGATAATTTCTTTTGCTTCAAACTCATTCCATTCTGAAAGAATTTCTGACATCATAGATTGTTGGTCTTTATCGTATATATCAACGATACCAACTCTCATGTTGAGTTCTCTTAATAAGTTATCTATTAACTGAGTATAATCCATCATGTATAAATATAAGTTTATTTAGTTACTAAGTAATCTGTCCAATGTGTACCACTTGTATCTTCATTTGGAAATTCAAATACAATCTCTCTATCATCAAACTTTAATATCTTTTTGAATCCTTTTGGAATTGAAGCACCACCACTAACTTTTTGTGGAGTTTCATCAAATATAACTTCGATTCTTACATCAACTTGGTAAAAATTTGCTAAGTTTCTTTCAAATCCTTCTAAATGATTCCACACACCTCTATTAAGAGATTCATGTTGTAAAGCAGAATTAGCAAAGTTAAATGTAAGTTGTAACATTTCTTTAGTACAATTGAATGCTGCTGCTGGTGCCATATGTCCTTTATCCCATACGTTTGAATAATAATCATCATTATCTGATGTTAAAATACCTTCTGGTTTCCAAAAATCCATTGAACCTCTATCAACTCCTGGTAGTGGGCATTCAACTGTGTATTCAATCCAAATTGGTTGTTCTAATATCTCATTATATTCTAGTTTGAATATTTCACTTTCTACGATTACCGATTCTCTTGGGTCTTGAACTTCGATTACTTCGTATGGAGGAGTGAATCCCTCACTTGTACAAGCCACTATTAATAGTGCAAGTAACGTAATAAATTTTTTCATAATTTTATTTTGTATGTGTCAGTATATAAATATATTAGATAATGTTTTTAGGAAGCTTTGGAAAAATCTCATCTAATAGACTATTTTTAGTCTTAACTGTTTCTAAAAAACAGCTTCGAATGTATTCTAACCATTCGTTTAATTTAGAGGTTAACTCTTTCCATTTTACTTCATCATCCATTTGTATTCGTAACCAAGGCATTATATCAGTAATATCATCATATTCAGGTAATGGATATTCCGGTATATCATATCCTAATAAATCAATTACTTTATGTATTTTTTGAATAGTTCTGTAATGTACATCTAAAAATAACTTACCTGCTAATATGTGACAGATTGTTTTTTCTGAGAAACATTGAGTCATTGGGTTTTCGTGTATAAGATTAACTTCAGCAAGTCCAAACATTTTCCACATACCTTCTTCCATATTATTTTTCATCCACTCACCGCCAAAATCTTCTATATTATACCCTCTTTTTTCTAATCTTTTAAGATTTGGGAATTTTAAAAATTCATTGTAATCTTTTTCATACTGATGTTTCCAAATGTAATGATTAGAATCAGTAAATGAAGAGTATGTGATTAAAGTATCATTTTCATTTAAATCTTTTTTAATTCCATTAGCTATATATAATTTAGAATCATAAACTCTACGAACTGGATATAACAATTTATACTCATATTCAGTTTTTAATTTTAACCAATCATAGAAAAAATAATATTCTCGTGTAGCAGTTGTATCTGGAAATATAAATGACATAAATGATTGTGAAAAGATATATTTAGTTCTATCCGGATTTGTAACATTATCATTGTAAAGATTTATATCTTCTTTAAGTAGCTTAGATACATCAATACCTTCTTCATCTAAATTAAATCCTTCCCAACTAATCCAAGATATATGTACGTTTTTTCTAACCTTGTATTTTAATCCATTTAAAAAAGGAATCCAATCATTTTTGAAACCTTCCATAGTTGGTAGAATAAACATTCTATCTGATGATAATCCATTTTGTAGTGAATTTATAGTAACATCAAAAATATGATGAGCTGATTCATCTTCCCAAAATCTATCATTTACAAATTTTATATCTAAATCAGTACCTTTGTACTTAGCTTTGATTGAGTGTATATTAGAATTCCAAATCTTTACTTGATATCTATTTTGCTCAGTTACAACAGGAACTTTAGTAGGGTCTACTTTTACTCCATGGAAAAAGTACCAAAATAACTCATAGGTATATTTGTGATGAACGTATATTTTCATAAAATATTTTTTGTTGAATTCTGTTTAGATAATAGGTTATCTAAATATCCATTATGAGTATTCATAATTTCAAATAATGATTTTCTCATATAAGAAACATATTCTGTTATTTCATTCATAAGTATATTCCATTTAACATCATCTTTACTTACATTATTTAAATAGTATATTTTTTTCCACCATCCCAAATCATCTAAGGGAAATGGTTTTATCTTGTAATTATATGTTTTTAAAATTTCACTATAAAAGTTTAATGTTTTTTTGTAAATAGGAATAAATGGTTTGTTGGCTAATATATGAGAGAATGTTTTTTCATTTATACCATATCCAATTGTAGATTCATGTAATAAATTAACTTCAGATATAGTTAATAATTTCCACATAAATTCTTTCATATTATTATCATTATATTCAGCACCCCAATCTTTTAAATTATAACCTCGTTTGTTTATATAATTTTCATTACCAATTAATTCCATAATAGAAGTAAAGTACTTATCTGCATCTTTCTGTGTTCTCTCATCATCATTATAATTTGTAAATGATGATAATGTTACATTAAAAGCTGGATTATTAAATTTTTTAATTTCAGTTGCTACTTCAAACTTTTGTTTACTTAATCTTCTAATTGGATAATTTATTTTATATTTATAATCATTTTTGTATTTTAAATAATCTGCAAAAAAATAATATTCCCTTAACCCAATTGTATTTGGATATAAGAATGACCAAAGTATATGAGTAAACGATACTTTTTGATTATTTTCAATATGAGTTAATTCATCCTTATATAATGTTATATTAGGATTTAATAATTTATTTAAAGTTGGGGTTATCTTATCATCACTCGTTTCCCAATCTATAAAAAATATACTTATTTTATCTTTTAATAAATTTGCTCTTTTATTCATTAAAGGAATTATAGTATCATATAAATCGTTACCTATGTGCTCATTCCAACCTCTATCTGATATTTTTTTTATCTCTAAGTGATGGATTGTATAATCCCATATATGATATCCATCGGTATTATTCCAATTTGAATCAAAACAAAATATACAAGTAAAATCTATATTTTTATAAGTAAACTTTATACTTACTTCCTCTCTTACTTTATTGTTTTTATTATACCGATTACTTTCAAACCATGTTGGGATTTCTTCTAATGGAGTTACTGCATGGAAGAAGTACCAAAAAAGTTCGTATGAATAATAATGATGAACATATATTTTCATAATAGATTTTTATTTTTTTTAGCAATATCAGTTTTTAATAAAATTTCTAAAAAATCATTTTTATTATCAATCAAATCTAATATACTATTTCGTGTATTATCTACCCATTTTTTTAAACCAATTACTAATTCATTCCAACGTATATCATCATTAGCAATTTCATTTATAGTATCTATACTATCTTCCAAAAATTCATATTTTAAGGGATAGTCTACTAATTTATATCCATTTGTAGTTAAAATACTATCATAAAAAGTTATTGTACTATAAGAAGTAGGTATGAATGGTTTATTAGCTAAGATATGAGATACAGATTTTTCAGTAATACTAGATAATCCATGTTTATGCACCGGAATATTATAAGTTCCATGTCGTATAGGTTCTTCAACATCATATTCTGGAATAATATTTACTTCTGCTATCCCAAACAACTTCCATAAGAATTCAGATAAATTATTATCATTCCACTCACCACCCCAATCATCAATACCATATCCTCTTTTTTGGATATAGTTTTTTTCTGTTATTTTATCTTTTATTTTATTTCTAATTTTATCTGGAAATGGAGAATAATGTGGAGTCTCATGAAACGAAGAATGAGTTATATTAATATTTGAATTTTCAAGTTTTATAATTTTATTATATAATCGTAGCTTGTGTCCATATATTCTCCTTATTGGAAAATTTATCTTATGAGTATAATCATTTTTATACTTTAATATATCTGCAAAAAAATAGTATTCTTTTAATCCTAATGTATTTGGATATAAGAATGACATAAATATATTTGTAAATACACAATATTTGTGTTTGATATTTACATCGTTTTGTTCATCAACATAAATGTTTACATCTTTTGTAAGACCAACATCCATATTATGCTCATAATAAGGGTTATGTCCCTCCCAATCAATATAAAAGAAATGATATTTAACTTCATTTGATTTAGAAACATTATTTAGTAATGGGATGTATTCTTCATCTACTATTCTTCTGATTTTAGAATTAAAACCTCTATCTGATACTAAGTTTCTATCATATAAATCTATACTATAATCTATGATGTGATGTCCTTTTAAGGAATGTTTATTACTTCCTACAAAAGTTATATCCAATTCAACGCCATTGTACTTACATTTTATGTTTACATCTTCATTTATAGGTGAAAACTTATTAAACATATTTTTTCGATTAGTATGTGTAATTACATCATTCAAATCAACTTCTACTCCATGAAAAAAATACCAAAATCTTTCATATGAATAATTGTGATGTACATAAATCTTAAACTTCTCCATAATTTTTACCCCAATCTGCTTTGACAGGAAATCCATAACTTTCGAGAACGGATTTAATCTTTTTAATAGTTTCTACCTCAGAATCATCAAATTCAAATAAGAATGAATCATAGGTATATAATATAGGTAGAGGTAACCCTTCTTTTTTCAACTTATCCATTACCTCAATATTAAATTCAGTTTCAGTCGCTTGAAGTAGATAATTGAAGAACTTCTGTCCATTGGGTTGTTCAATCCATCCTAACGGTATTTTTCTACCTTTAGGTGTTTGGATATACCCATTCTTGATTGCTTCTTCTTGCATCTTTCTAATGAACGTATCTACTTTATCAAAGAATGGTATTTTTCTATCTTCATCGGATACTCCCCCATACAAGATTCTAAACGTTCTTCCTTTACTCTCATCATACGAACAACCATATTGGTCTGCTAACCATTGATGAACCGAAGTATCGGGTAATTTGTATTTAATCAACTTACCTATAATTCGTACATGATAGGCATCATAATCGAATTGTAAGAAAAGAGAATCATCGGAAGGTATAAAGGCTGCTCTTGAACCATCTTTCTTGTTAAGAGCAGAAAAGTTTACACCACCATGTCTATTCGAAGGTCTTGATGTAATCGTGTATGGATTGTACTCGGTATAAACAACATTCCCTTGTTCGGTAGTGGCTATATGTTTTCTATTATCTTTCCATCTATCAATAAATTTTTCTGTATCGACCTTTATCCCACTTCGTTCGATATCTGAGAGGAGAGGAATCATCGTTTCATCCACCCAATTGTTGGTATGTTTTATATCCCATTCACCAACAACCTCTCTTAGTACCTCACCCCACTTCATTATAGGGATACTTTTACCCAAATCATCTCTTATACCCAAACGATAGTAAAAGTTCGTTAGAACCTCTAATTTGGATTGTATATCGTATATAGTGTTTTGTTCAAAGAATAACGAGGTTTGTACATCTTTTAGATTCTTTATTTCAATATCTGCTTGTAAGAACCCTTTTTTATTCCAAATCCATTTAGATTGAGTTGAAATGGATAAATCCATTGTTAGCCTTTCACAATCATTATGATTGAATGGTAATATGAAATCCATATTTGGAAATCGGACATACAAAAATGACAACCCATTTGTCATAGGATGTCTTTCCAAATCTTCCCAAATCGGAATAATCTTAGATTCTTCGTTATTCCAATATTCGAGAAATTGGTCTTTCTCTTTATTAGTTTCTACTATAATCATTTACTCTTTGTAGATTAATATCTCTTTTTCTGTTGCTTCTAACATCCTAATTAATTCATCTCTCAAATCTTCAAGCGTATTACCTCCTGGGCTAATCCCATCTGCTGTCCAACTATCTGGTTCTCGTTTATTATCATAATAAACTTCATGAATTTGATACCAATCATCATCACCATCTGCCTTTTCGTGTTTCATTACTCTATGATTCCAACCCATGGTTTATAATCATTCAGTAACTCCTGCATTATATTCTAATAGGATTAGTTCTGCAGTTTCTTCATCTACATA